CATTTTCGTAAAGTTGAAGTTGGCGTTCGCTCCACCAAGAATTGACGTGGCAACCCATGGTGCGACAGATAGATAGCCCGGGGTAGGAGGCATCTTATGAAGGTCGACGTAATTCACAATAGAACCGGTACTACCAGTGTGAAATGTTCTACAGACAAATTCATACCTCCGCAACAGCTGTCTCAATGATCTAATATTCTCACCATAGTGGACCAAGTATTGCTTATCACTCGCCGATTTCGCAGTACCCAAAACAGTATGATCTACTTCTCCATCAAACATCATTTCCTCACTTTGTGGAGCGTATAGACTCATCAAATTAGTGGGATCCACTACGCAAGGGTTGGCGAACTCAATATTCTCAGCTGCTCTTACATAAACTTGTATATCAACAGATGAAGACGCAACAGGGGCAGTGAGGGCATTCATAACTCTCACCATGATGAAACCATTATCATAAAGTCTATCATAAGGGTACGTACCAGGAACTGCTGTTCTCGTTGCCCATCCCTTAGCTGATGCAGTAATAGCGGTGCGAACGTTGAGAAAATGTAGGGCTTGCTGATATGGTACTCTAAACTCAATCTGATCACTTTGCCCAATATCAACAATAGCTGTGTGCACCACATTGCTAGTAGACACAGTATTACCAATATTTTGAGCAGAGTAGCCAGCTGGATCAAAGCTGATGCGAAGTTTGCCTTTATGGTATTTAGAACACACTATTTTGAATCGAAAAATAATATCTCCGCGCCAATTATTGAATAGTTGCGAGATACAGCACATAGGTGTCATGTACAGCAAACTATTTGTAGCCCCATCATTATCATAGAGTCTAGGATTGACTCTAGAATAGAATAGAACCTGATCAATGAGATCAGCCGTTGACCATGTAGCGGTGGTGAGATAAGACTCCTTCCCAGCAATGTATGCCAAAGACATCTCATCTTTACCCCCGAGACCAACAATTCTTGGATCTACGCTCAATTCATTTTTTGGATCCAAAGTGAGTTTTTCTATTGGAAATCCTATTTCGGAGGAGCTGAATTTTGGAAAAGCTTCTGATCTCACTGGTCGAGTATCGTCTATGACTGGTACATTGGTAAAACCAAATAAACTAGCTATTGACGACACGGCACTCGCCCCAATGCTGGTGGCTTTTGCAAAAGGACCAATAATTGGGAAGTCGGATATAGAAGACGCAAACTTTGCAATTGCAGATGCTGGTTTCGATACAGGACCTACACCATATTCATCAGATTGCAGAGCATACCCCACGGAAGCTCCTGAAAGTTCTACATCCTCCATCCAGGCGTATGTGACAACGTTCACACCACTCCCAGAAACACCATTAGCGCTCTGGAGGGAAGAATAGACCAAAAAGGTTAATTCTCCCATTATTTGCCAATCAGGTGCCGTTTGAACACTCAACCAATTCGTGGCCCAAATAAATGGCAGTGTCAACTCATACGAATCATCGTGTTGAGGTTCAATGACGACATGTGGGCGTTGAGAATAGGGTATAAAGTGTCTCGTAGCAGCATCTAAGACAATAGTGCTTGGAGTAAATGCTTGCATGGGTTGGTATGAAGCCATTAGACATCCATAATAGAAGGGTGATGCACTAATCTGAATTTTAAGTTTCAAATTTCCACGAATGAAAGCGTAATTGTTGAGCTTAGACAAAATGTAAGGATTTGTTCCCCACAAATGCCAAGGTTCAATAGCCACTTTAATCGCAGGAACATCAGCTTCCTGCCACACGAAAGAGTGGATTCGAACGGGACGATTTAGGAATTGCATCAATTCAGTAGCTGTGGTTTTATCACGTACACTGAATGAATTATTTCCAGCCGTCATCCCAGTGGATGGAGCAGGAGATTCATCCACAAAATCAACGATAACTTCGCTAGACTGCGGATAATACCCCTTAGTTATTTCAGAGTAATATAATTCTGGATTTACTCTATTACCAGAATTCGATTCATTGGGAATCGATCCCACCAGTAGATTTACTTCTACTGGACAGCTCGCTGGACTCGCACGGACACAGCTGCTTCTTATTTTATTTTGGACAGGAAAAATACAACTATTGAGAGTGTCAATCTAAACAATCGGTTTGATACGTGGTGAACTCCACTTACACCCATTTACAGTGGGTTCTGGATTTTATTGATATATAGAGTTTACTCTCTAATCGTCGAACTTATTAATAGAGCGTGACGATCGCCCTAAAAAGCTTTGTTAACGGAGTGTGCTCTCCGGAATGCTCCACTAGCACGATATAGTAGGCGCAAATTCTTGAGCCTTCTCTACATTGCCTGTTCGCATCCAAAATTCATGAACTAGGAGATTATACTCGGGAAAAGTACTATCTCGGACATACATTTGCAATCCAGCACGTTCAACCAAATCTTTGAAATAAGCTTTTCGTTCTTCAAATTTCTCTTTTCCATAATAGAAATACTCTCGGAGGGCAGTTTCAATGACACAAATCGAATGTGCTTCAACGCTAATGTTTCCACCATCAACGAATGAAGTAAGCATTTTCTCAATTGATGTATGATCGAGGGGAGCTACAACAGCGCCAATATCTGCATCAAATCGAAATGATCTCTTAAGGAAAGAAGCCTCACTAATATTAATGTAAGGTTTACTCTCAGCCTCTTTGTCGGCCATTGTATAAACCACACCAATATCCGCTAATGCCTTAGCTATGGAGGTATGATTAAACTCTGGACAATCTGTACTCACACTCATAATATTATCATCACCATAAGTAAACAAAGAAACATCATTTTTGAAATTGCTTGGATCTTTACCAGTTACTACCATGTACGCATATCGCATGTAAATACAGTTTGCAATACAATTTATAATGACCGTGAGAGGATGTCCCGAAGGGTTCCCTTGAAGCTCAATCAAGTCACCATTGAAATCCAATATCGCAAATGCTGTATCTTCACCAATACATCTAAGAATCATAAGTTCCTCAGGCGAGGCGCCACCAGCTTCTGACAATTTAATAAGAAAGTCAAAGCAAGCAAGAACTAATTCAGCTATCATGTTTTTATCGAAAAATGCATAATCTCCAGCAATAATTCTATCTAAGCCCTTTTCCTTAAGAGCATTATATAGCTGCTGCCATTCCTCAGATTGTGCCACAACACCAGGCATTGATTCAAACAGATGAGGATTATTTTGAATGAATCGTATATGCGGAAGTAAGTTTTTTCGCACAACCAACGACCATGCAAATTCAGCCCCAGAGAACAATCTTGTTTTGCCAATGCGACGTTTCTTGTCTGAAACTGGCTCATCCTTTAGATGCTCACAAAACTGGGGGTGTGCTCTTTTACCTTGTCTGTATAGATTTTCGATTTCTTTAACTCTGTTTGCAATAACATCATCAATTTCAACGACCTTATTATCATCATCTAATGTAATAAAGTTAATCTTAGACTTCTTGAAAGGGTTACCGGCACTGGTGCGAATGTTGATTCTATCCACATATGTCACACCATCCACTCCGTTCAGGGCTGTGTTAAGATCATATGGTTTGAGCTCATGGAGATCTTTCGCCGCCTTTCTAATAATATCATCAGCAAACGCGTTAGAACATCTCGCAATATCACCAGATGCAACACTAAAATTTGGTTGTGTCATGCTAGATAAGCCAATGTGCCAGGGTTTCCAAGTCATATCGGGAGCCCCATGATTATCTTTATATCCATCCATCACAACAAGATCTCGGATAAACGTGGGTTTAACTTTCGACTTATGTTGTGGGCGGAACCCCTTAAAACTACCCATTACATGAGCAGTCCCCTGAGGTATAAAGCGTAATGCTGATTTGGGATGGACGTCTGTTAACTCTCGCTCATAACCAGGTTCATCGATCTTGATAGTACCACTTTCCACTTGTGGAGCGAATGTAGTCAAAACCATCTCCAAATCATGTTGCGAGACAGGCATAATAGAAACGCCAGTTGACTGATTTCCAGTTGCATGTATCCCCAAAATGATTTTTCTATTTGCACCAGCATGCATAACGCATGGGGAACCACAATCGCCACTCTTTGTAGGGGTCGATACGTAGCCTAGGTATGCAGGCACATTAAAGTATGGACATACACCTTTACGCAGATCCTTTATCGGTAAGGTACTACGCTCACCAATATTAGAAATAAGCTGATACATACCATCAAATCTACCGGGTATTCTATCCTTTTTTGCAAAATACTCAACCAATGATGGGCCGGGTGGTAATGCTCTTAGAGATATGAAGGCCAGATCTGTACCAAAACAGTGGATATCAGTTTTCCTGATAGTTATGTTACGCACATTTCTACTCAA